ACTATTTGGTCTAAACTCATTACCAAGCCCTCCAATACGGCATATTTAAACCGCTAAGTAAAGCTTGTGGCGCTGACGCTGTCAAGTACGGTTCTAGCATTTTATAAACTACTGGTGGCAAAGAAACCCCCGCCAACATGTAACCTACGCTACTACTCCTTGACTTGTCTGAAGCACCGTCTGATTTTAAACCTTCTAATGAAATAGAGCCTACTTTTAAAGCTTCTGGAGTCCCTACTAAAGAGGGGTTACCTGTGATAGCACCCCCTTGCTTAGCAGTGCCACCAAAGCCGCCATTAGTGAATATAAATACCGCTAACTCTACTTGAGCATCTTTAATTTCTTGCGGTACAGTAGAACCATCTAAAGACAGTTCTGCACCGTAACGCGGATGCCATATTTTAACAATCCTTGGGAAAGACATCTTTTGCGGAGTAACTGTATCCGCTGCAACGCCCGCCCAAGGGATTGTGTTTAAATAGTCAGCTGCACTAACTAAAGTTTGCTCTTTAGCGTGATTGGGAAGAGCCTGCCAGTCCGTCATAGACTGGCGAGCCCACGCATAATCGTCTGCTTCTTCCAGACTTATATACGAATTAGTATTGACTACTAGAGCCATTACTAACTTACCCCTTAGCCGTGAACAATAGGCAGAATGCCCAGGTTCAAACCGTTCATAGAAGAACGGACCCAAGAGTTTGCGTCATTGTAAGACCCTGCAACAGAGCCTACAGGTACAAAACGCGTCTCGGAACCGGCCCAATCATAACCCATCGGGTGCATTACGTAACCCCAACGGTACCAGATGTCCGTAGTACCACCACCTTGATAGGCTGCGGCGGCGCGCTCAATTTCTACCGGGGTAGGAACAACCAGCGACATCATTGCCATAGTATTAGGCTTGAGTACAAACGTAACTTCTGCGCCAGTAGGTAGCGTAGGGAAGTTAGAAGAGCTTTGATTGATTCGCGCCCGCGTCATCAGCAGTCGGAATTTACCACCAAAAATGGTAGCAAACTCAACATTACCTTCAACAACGGTAGTGTCGTCTACGAGGTTAGAAACTCGCAGTTCTGCCATAAGCCTAGGAGAGCACATCAAGTAGTAGTAAGGGTCTTCGTAATCCTGGAAAGCCGCACCTACCGCATTAAACAGCTCTGCTGCACGAGTTGCACCCGTCTTAGTAGAATCAATCAACGGTGTAACTGTAGTGGCGTCAGAACCAATGTAGTAATAAAACCCCTTGTCAGGATCGTTAGCGCCTTCAGGATCATCTAGCGATTGACCACCGGTGTGAATAGCGCTACCTGCAATACCACGGGCAATTTCATAACCAGCAACACCGGCCATAGTATCCAGCACAGAATTATGCTCATCTTGCGCTTTAGTTTCACCAAAGTCGCGGCCAATTTTTGCCAGACCGTCTTCTTTAGAGACTACTTGCTGAATGTTTACTTGCCGTGCGCCGTGCGTACGAACTGTTTTTACGTACTTAGCAAAAGCAGTTGTAAGCTCAGTCGGCGTACCGTCAGTAGGATCGGAAACTGAAGCAGTGTTGATAACCGGGTTCAGCGTGTTGTACCAGCGCATTTGGCCGATGTAATCTTCTACATCAGTGTTGATGCTGCCAGAAGCGCCTACAATAGCAGTGCTAGAAAGCTTACGCGCATTAGTATAAGCGTCGTGAGCATAAGCACCAACAGCGCGGTGCATGAGGAACTGCATTTGGTAAGGATTGCTACCAGCTGTAAGAGAAGTCAAGGACATGGATATGTCTCCCTAAAAGAAAAGATCAATTAGCCTCCAAACATCGCTGTCATAGCTTGCACGTCCGTAACCTCACCAAACCGTCCCGCCTGCGTTGCCTTCATCATTTCATCCGTCGTCAGTTGACTAATGGGTTTCGTCATGTAGGGCGCTTTAGGGTCAGCTTTTCCGGCTCCGGGCGCAGCCATGCTTTCAGCTCCGCTGGATTGCTTAGGTTTAAACAAAAATGACTTATCGTCATTCTTAGCGTAAGACTCTACAAATTCTTTAATGCTCATGCCTGATTTGTGAACCCATTGACCATCACTGTCTTGAACAAGCTGTCCAGTGATCTCTTGCATTGCCATCCGCTTAGCGCTGTCATTCCGAAAGTCGAGACCTGTAGTTGCTTCAGAAACGTAACGATCCCGAGTCAACTCAGTATTCTCACTCTGTAGGCTAGTGTACTTGCCTTCCAGATCGGCGTAGCGAAGTTGCAGAGCTTCAAGCTCTTTACCCTCACTCTCTAAATTGTCCAGCTTTGCTTTCTTGGCCTCTTCCTCTGAACGAGAAGCGCGCTTAATAGCATCATCGCGGTCACGGTAAGCCTTGTCCAGCTTTTCCTTAATAGGGGAAAGCTTTTCAGAGACTTGTTGTTCAATCAGCGCATTAATGTCTTTATCATCATTGCCGCTGTTAGCTGATTGTTGGTCGTTGTTCACTGGGTCATCTCCGGAAGCATTGCTTCCATTAGAGCCATTGTTATCAGGGTTACTTGAATCATTAAATTGTTTGTTGTCATCATCAGCCACAATTACTCTCCATTGGTCACAGACCGTTGTAGAATAGGAACATCCTACTCATAAACCATTATAAAACAAAGTGTTACAAAATACACCTTTTTCTACCTTATTGAGCCTGTTCTCTTAATTGTTTTAATTCGTGTTTACGCTTCATAACAGGATTAGAGGCAAAGAGAATCCCCTGTCGAAATTCTTTTGTTTTGACTTCTTTAAGATTTGTAAGCCTATTGTCGTTTCTGACCCCGTTAACGTGCTTTATGTTATAACCCTCTCGTGGGTAACGCCCATAAACATACAACCAAACCATATGAGTATAAGGGTACCGTCCTCCGCGAACTTTTAATTGCATTTGACCGCTGTTAGATTGTTCTCCTGCAGGTTTATTTAGCAATCGCTTTCGAAAGCGCGGGTCGGGATTTTTCCAAATAAATTCACCTGTACGCGGTTTATACTCAAATACATGTCTGAGTATTTCTTGAGTAATCGGCTCTTTCTTTTTACCAATTGCAGCGATAATTCCATGCCTTTGGGCAATACGGTGCTGCTTTAATTCACAGCTATTCCTCAAGCTTGCGGTAGATCGGCCCTTATACTTTTGCTGTAACTTTAAATAACGGTTTTTCGTTTGTATACTCATTGTTAAGGGCCTATTCCGTACCAAGCTTCACCATCATTAAGCGGGGATAAAATTTCTGCACGCGTTAATGCGAGTTCATTTGGAGGTATTAAACCTCGGCGTTTAGCCTCTTTTATCAATCTAGTATAATCTGTAATTGGTAAACCATTGGCTAGCATAGCATCTAAGGTTTTCTTTACATTATTGCTGTCTACCGCATCTGCGTAAATTTTACGCAAAGCGCTTTTTGCTTTAGCAGACTCCCCCGCATTAACAAAGAAAGCATCGTGAATCGTTGCAGTCGGAATATTTTGCTTTTTACCCCACAGATGGAATTGTCTTACAATAGCGGCATCATTAGAATGGTTACCATTAACCCCTAGGCCCGTTCTTGCATCTATAATTGAAGCGCGGCCCTTTAGTTGTGCATCTTCAGCAACTCCACGATAAATATTTTTCACTTTGCGACCTGTATTAGGATCAGTAAACTCAATACGTTCTTCTAACGTTGGGCGATACCGTTGCCACATTGTTTCACCGTCAAAAGTGACCCAAGGGATGTCAGTGGATTTAGTAGCAGTCATGTAAGTTTCTGCGGTATCTTTCCAAAAGCGCATAAACTCTTCTGTAATAGGTGCCCTTCTTGCTAAATGCTCTGACATCACAGTTGAAATAGTTTTAAACTCATTGGGGCCAACTATTCCTGCATTAGCCCCAGAAACTTTATTAACAAAATTTTCAACATCAGGGTGAATTTCTTTAGCAAATAGACGCGTCTTACTGCCAATAGGTGCATCATTATCAATAGCATCGTTTATTTCTTTTTTAACGTGTTGTAAGTTTAATACAGCATCATCAGCACCGGTAAATTCTGCTTGCTTAATAGCTTCATCAATTTGTTTATTAAGCTCTAATTGGCTAAATGCGCCCTTAGGGGTATTGCTGTCTTTACGCCGGGTTACAACAATATAGTCACGCGCTAACAAAGATTTGCCTAATTTATTAGAAATATTTGCAGCTTGAGTAGCAGGCCCTGCACCATAGAAAGCTACCATGTTTTGAGCTTTAGCAGCTTTAGAGAGATCTTCCCAAGTTAAATCAGAAGGCAAACGACCTAAATTTTTGAATCTAGGATCAGAAATGGCATCTTGAGCCATTAAATCATAGAGGCGGTTCTTTTGTGGGGTGGCTGTTACGTTAGATAATTCCGCTAGTTCACGGTTTTTTGTAGATAATGCAATTATCTGCGCACCACTTGCACTTGCATCAATTTCTATAGGTAGCGAAGTCCTGTATTCTTTTAGAGCTAAGCGCATTGAAAATGTGGTAGGATCTACTTTAGTGTTTAAATCTCTATTTTCAATACGGTTTACGTGTTGTGTTATTCGTGTATACTCAAGCGCAAGCCTTAAAATTTTAGGGTGTTCTTCCGCATCTAAACCTGTAAGTAACGGACTTTCTAAAGTTTCACGTATTCTGCGATCTCTTTGCGTAGTGCTCTGTATCAACGTACCTAATTTTATCAATTCTTCATGATTGTTATCAACTACTTGAAAACGCCCTTTATTTGTCAAAGCTTGCTGAGTTGGCCCTATTAAACTGCCAATTTGCTCTTGCATAGCAAACCAACCATCTTCTCCTAATGAAGAAGATTGTGCAGTATTTAAAAAGGGACGTACAAATTCGCCACCAGTAGGGGTTAAAAACCCTCTCGCATAAATACGGCCTCGACTATCTATTTGATGCGGATTAGTAAACGATTTACCGCGATCTGCGTGCCAGCGGACTGTCTGTAACAAACCTACGCCTTGATCCCCACGTTGTAAAACAACCTTACGAACACCATTGAGTTCATCGTATTTTTTAACTCTACCGCGAGGATCTCTAAAGTGTGCAACGTCTAGCATAAAATTTGCATACTCAGAATCAACTTTCCAAGCGGTTTTGTTAGCCCAGTTGATTTCATCAGCAAGTTTTTTATTAATCTGTAATTTATCGTAATATTGATTAGCACGGCGCGTAATCACAGAATCGTTAGTTTTAAAGCCACTGCGCGTTTTATAAAATTTTTCTCCCGGAGTAATTATCAACTCTTTGTTGCGATCAACAATTCCCATACGGCGTGAAATGTTTAAACGCCTATTTACAGTTTGGGCCTCTCGCAAATCTTTGTTTAAGATGGTGACTTCTCGGCTCACCGTATCGCGCCAAGAGCCATCGGGCCGCCCAGTTTCAGCGTCCGTAACTGCCCTACGGGTAGTCCCGCGAGATAGCACACGAATATCGCCACGATCTTGTAATTGCTTTAACAGTAAAGACCCCTGTTTATGGTAAGTTTTTAAACTAGGTTCAAAAGGATGATCTTTATAAATTTGTTTACCCATCTGGATAGCTAATAAGTCATAATCAGTGCTCTCACCCTTAGCCAAGATTTCAAAAGCATTTGATAAAGATTGTATTGCAGGCTCATCGTAATCATTGCTTAAGAGCTTATCTCTGGCTCTAGAATAAGCAGCTTTTAAAGACCAATCTTGCAGTATAAACTCTTGTTTAAAAGCATCTAAGTTTAGAGTTTCAATTATTTTTTGCGCTGCTTTATCAGACCAACTCGCAGTCGGTTTACCCTGTATAAAGTTTAAAGCCGCCTCTCCTCCAGGTTGTTTTTTAAACCAAGCTTCCGCCTTTTTAGATAATTTTTTAGGTTTTTTAACTGGATTGGTAAAGTATAACCGTAACGGAGCTTTACCACCGTAAAAGGCGCTTCTAGCTAAATCTCTACCTTGGCGCTGTGCCCATTCGTTGCCAAATTGTAAATCTTTTATATAGCTATCATTAAGCTCTTCAAAAGAATACCAGCGCCCTTCAATAAAAACTGCCGCTTCTTGCGTTTTAGCACCTAATTCTGCAAACTGTCTGGCATTAGTCCTAGACCTACGATCTAAAATCCTTGATACGTTAACTACAGAATTCTTCAGCTCGTCTTTTATGACGGCATCAAAATTGTCCCAGGGTTGCCTGTAAGAAGGCCTGCCTTTATCGTAATAACGTTCAAAATTCAAACGTAAATTTTCAAGTACAGCAGTTTGCTGGTTTACTGAGACTTTGTCATCTAACGAAGCTACAAAATCGCGTATATACTCTTTTTCACGCGTCCGTAAAATTTTAGAATTATTAAGAAAATCAAGACGTTCTTGATAAACATTAAAATCAGGATCGTACAAGTAACTGTTTTTAACCTCGCCAGTTATACTGTCAACGTATTGCGTTCGGTTGGGGTCTAGCCCGCTATTTGCCCGTGTGCGAGAAGAACTTTTACCGGCTAAAGAAGTCCCTTTATAATCTGTAATTGATAAGGGGCTATTTACTTTAGTAGCTTCTGTAATATAAAAATCTCTTAAATCATCAGTCAAATCTTTTTGTTTAACTAACTCATCGGGTGTACTTGCTTTTACTGGAAACTCTTCTTGTCCTGCTGCAACCCTGCGGTTAGTAAACACTCTAGTAGCCAGGTTGTTTAATCTTCGAAGAATTTGAGCTGAAATACTTTTACCGGTTTGCGTAAAAAATTCATCTACTTTTAACTGCCCCTTGTCAAACAGGTCAACTTTGTAGTCATCAAAATCAAAATATTTTAACTTTATGTCATGCGATTGGCGGCGTAACCAATTACCGTAACCTTCTTTAGCAATTTCCCTACCGTCTAAAAGATCGCGCTCTTTTTTAGAAAGATTCTTTAACACTGTTTTCTTTACTTGCCTGCTTTCTGTCTTAATCAGCTCAGCATAGCTTTTAGCTATTGGAACAATCGTAGATCGGCAGCGCCAATGCAACGGTGGGATGTGTTCGTTATCTGTGATAGGGTAAACTTTACCGTCATGGTAAGAACAAATTGCAGAAGTGCGAGAATCTAAAATAGCTACGTACTGGTAAGCCTTCAAGAGATCTCGGTTAGCTTTCATCACTTCTGCTTGCGTAGCGTTAGACGTACGCGTGATTGCTGTCCTAACTAAAGCAGTAGCTTGATTTTGAGAAATATTAACAGTCTTAGCTACTTGCTCAGCAATCTCTTGAGTCTCTAAACCTTTAATTTGCCCACGATTAACGATACTTTGAATGCGCGCGCCTTCTTTTTCACCGATAGCCGCAAAATGCTGTTCAATGTTGCGATTTCCTTGGATGTTAGGGCCGACTATCTTTTCAATTGCAGGGTTAACTCTAGGCGATCTAACGTTAGTCACTTTACCTATTGACTTGTGCAGATT